GGTAACACAGTAGATGGTGAATTCACTGTGATGAGAATGGAGAATTGGTTGTTGAGTGGTACGTTTTATTTGAATAGTATCTTGAGTACACCCAAAGGTGATTCTATGGCTGATGCTTTATTGGGTAACACCTCCTCTATAATTATACAGATTCAGAGTGATGCTGTTCTAAAACAATCTTTATTAGATAATGACGAATTACGTATCAATAGTAATGGGATACCAATTAACGCATTCAATCAATTTTAACTAGAGAGAAGTATATTGAAAATCGCATTTTATAAAGGCAAAGGCACTATATTCGATAAGTTAATACGCTTATGGACTTTCAGTAAATATAGCCACGTTGAGTTGGTTAATCAGGATTCACCGGATAATTGGCTTTGGTACACATCCTCACCACGTGATGGGGGTGTTGTGGTGCGTAACATAGAATACAATGCTGACCATTGGGATTTATTTGATATTAACATTCCGCATGAACAGGATGTTTTAGATTTCATTCAAACCAGAGTAAATAAGAAATATGATTGGTTAGGTATTATTTTATCACAAATCTTAAAGCTAAATATTCATAACCAGAATAGATGGTTCTGTTCTGAAATTATACATGCGGCACTTATTATGGGTGGTTTAAATAATAGTTATTTCATTGAATCTCATAACTATAATCCCGGTAAACTGCATAGTTGTTTAATATCAATTGGAGCGATTAGTTAATGGCAAAAGTAATATCAAGAGTTGGATTAAAAGATTATTGTCTACGTAGACTTGGGTTCCCTGTTATTGAAATTAACGTGGATGACGACCAAGTAGACGATAGGATTGATGATGCATTCCAAATCTTTTTTGATTATCATTATGATGGTGTAGAAAGAAAATATCTTTCTGTTCAGATTACACAAACAGATATGGATAATGGATATGTAGAGATACCTGATTCTATGATTCATGTTACGCGGGTATTACCTTTCAATGCAGGTGGTGGCGGTGCTACATCATTATATCCTATGGGCGACCCTTCATTGGCATGGGATTTCACAGTCAATAACCCATTTTCAGCTGGTATGCCGAGTGGTGGTGGTGGTGCATCTACTACATCAGAAAGAGCAGGGGGTGCAACTGGTTTTGATAGAGTCAGTTACGTTCTTTCAATGGATTTATATGAATCAATCCAAAGCATGTTCGGCGGCGAAATGTCAATTAGTTTTTCACGTCATACTAACCGTGTTTACATTGATATGGATTGGGCAGAGAAATTAGCAGTTGATGACTATATCATAATTGAGGGGTGGAGTTCTTTAGACCCTGATGTTTATACTGATGTGTATAATGATAGATGGATTAAGCGATATTGTACTGCTGCGATTAAGCAACAATGGGGTGCTAATCTAATCAAATACTCAGGTATTCAATTGCCCGGTGGTGTAACTCTGGATGGTGATAAAATGTTTGAATCTGCTTCTACTGAGTTGGAAAAACTTGAAGAAGAAATTCAAATTAAGTATGAAGAACCGCCAACATTTTACATGGCATAAATAATAGATAAATAATAGATAAATAATAAATTCTTAGGAGAATAATTTAATGGCTAACGAAAATCAATTTACAGTACAAGCACTTGGTGCATACATTGAAGAACTGGTTCGTCAATTTGACAGTGCAGTTACTTCAGTTGCAGTAAATGCAGATGGTACAGGTTATGTTGCTGAAGATGTAGTAACAATTGATGGTGGTGATGGTACTGCTACTATCCGTGTTGACACAGTAACATCAGGTGCAATCACAACATTCACTTTACTATCTGGTGGTGCGCAATATGTAAACGCAACTGGTGCTACAGTAACAGGTGGTTCAGGTGCTGATGCTACATTCGACGTAACAGTTAATCCAGTTGACGATGCTGAACTAGAAACAGCACTGGAAACTTTTGACACAGCATCTGCTCAAGCGAATCTACGTAAACTTCAGGTTCTACGTCAATTCCTTAGAAGCAATTCTATTGCAGGTGGTAAGGTTGCTTCTGTTGCTATCTCTGATGGTGGTACAGGTTACTCAGTAGGTGATGTTCTACCTGTTGCAGGTACTACAGGCGGTACAAGTGGTGCGGTAATCGTAACTTCTGTTAGTGCTGGTGTCATTGACGGTGTTGCGGTACATAACGCTGGTGGTAACTACTCAGGCGTAATCAGTGTTGATACAACTGGTATCGGTGGCGAAGATGCGGTTATTACTGCTGTTGCAACTGTTGAATCAGAAAAGATTGTTAAGGATGTTATCTCTAATCTAGGTGGCTAATCTTTTGGAATAACTCATATACCAAGGATGGTATTTTATAATTATTAATCAACTGAGTAATATATGCCTACGAATCTATATTTCGACCACTATCAAAACCGAACTGAACAAAACTTAATCGAAGATTTAACAATCGAAGCGATTAAGATGTATGGTGTCGATGTGATTTATATGCCACGTGATACTATTTCACGTGATGACATATTTGGTGAAGATATAGTTACTAAGTTCAACGATAATTATATGATTGAAATGTACCTTGAAACTGTTGACGGTTTTGGTGGGGATGGTGATTTCCTTGCTAAGTTCGGTTTACAGATTAAAGATACTGCCACGTTTGTATTGTCAAAACGTAGATTTCAAGAAACAATTTTTGGGAAACAACGACCACTTGAAGGGGATTTAATATATTTCCCTTTAACTAATTCTATATTTGAAATCAATCATGTTGAACATGAAAATCCCTTCTACCAAATTGGTAAACTCCATTCATATAGCTTAAGTTGTGAATTGTTCACATTCTCACATGAGGATTTCGAAACTGGTAGAACAGATATTGACCGCGTTGCAACAGATAATTCACCGGAATTACTAGATGCAATGGGTGACTCTGGCGATATTGACATTGAAGCGGCTGATGTATTAGACCCGAATGCATCTTCTTCAAGCAAGAAAGATTTGTCAAATCCATTATTTGATGAAACAAATCCATTTGGAGATTTTTAATAAATGTTGGGTAGAACTTTTTATCATGGTGCGTTACGCAAACTGGTAATAGCTTTTGGTGCGCTATTCAATAACATTACCATAGAACGTGTTGACGAGGATGGTGAAATAATAAAAATATTACCTGTGCCGCTTCAATATGTCACAAAAGAAAAATTCATTCGTAGAATTAATGACTACGCTTCTATTGATGAACCCAATCCACGTATTCAAGAAACCTTACCACGCATGGGGTTTGAGATAACTGGTGTTTCATATGCATCTGAACGTAAAACGAATACGATTGATAAAATATTTGATAAATCAACTGACTCTACATATATGTTTAACAGAGTTCCATATGATGTAGATTTCACTTTGTATATTGCCGCACGTAAGATTGATGACGCATTCCGTATTGTTGAACAGATTCTACCTTACTTCACACCTGAGTTAAATATTAGAATTCAGGATATGATGGATTTTAGTATTGTTACGAATATCCCACTGATATTACGTGATACTGCATTTGAGGTTGATTCTGATGGTTCGTTTGATGACCGTAGAACCGTTATGTGGCAATTAACATTCTCTGCAAAAACTCATCTGTATGGTGCGGTTCGTGGTGCTGATTTAATCAAGCGTTCTATTATAGATTTACATAATGTGCCTAATGATGTTGCATACTTTGCCGAAGAATATATAGCAACTGTAAACCCCGATACATCTGAGATTGATTCTGATATTAGCGATTCACGATATTACGATAGTATAAATAATACATATGCAGGCGAAACCGTAAGCGTTGATTCGTTAGTTGAATAAGGGGAGAGGGGTTAGATGTTTGAATCGTTTATTGGTATTATTTTTCAGAATTATGGAATGGTAGGGGTAGGTGTATTAGTAGCTGCTCTTGGTGTTATAAAATGGTCTAGTGCTTTACTTAATATAATTAAAAAGATAAACCCATTTAAAAATAAAACTAATTATATACCACGAGATATTTTATATTCTAAATTATCTTATTGGTTGGATTTTAAAATAGGCAATATTAATATCGTTGATTTAGGTAGACGTTTAATATTTAAAGATTTGCTTCATTATAAATTTGAAAGTTTAAGAGATACTTTATTTGACATTGAAGATAGAGAAGGATTTGACAGTTGGGATAGCCCAACGTTCTACAACGAAATCTTAAAGCGTGTTACACATAATACATTAGCGTATGAACTTGAAGCTACAAGAAATGGCATTCCACTTGTTGTAGTTACTAAATTTAAAAGGTGGCATAGTGGAACGTTAGATTTCCTACTTAAGAGTGCTGAGTTGATTTCTGCTTCAAATGTGTATAAAAACAACCATGAACGTATGCAAGCTATATATACTGTATATACTGCTATGTTGGAAATACTTATTAATGAAGCAGAAAAAACGTTAACAGAACTGAATGGTGAGTTAACAGGTGTTGAATATAAAGGGGTGGTGTGTGGTTAAAACATTCAAACCATTTCTGAGTGAATCATTTCAGGCTGACTTAATTAAGAAACATGGATTAACCGATGTTTCTAATTTTGTTGGATTTTCTGATTATGTATCATAGGTGAAATATGACTGATGAGATTAGCGAATGTTTAGATATAGACCCGATTGAAGATGAACCATTAGAAAGATTTCCAATGGTTCATTCTCCCGTGGTCAGAGAAAATGCAGAAGATGACTATGAACACGTTCGACAATCAATGAAAGATATGATTGCGGATGGCACTGATGCAATCAGCACATTATCCAACCTCGCTAAAGAATCTGAATCACTACGTGCATATGAAGTATTTGCTAACACGTTAAAAACTATTACAGAAATGAATAAAGCACTTATGGATTTACATAAAGATGCTAAAGATATAATGGCTCAAAAAGATGAAGGAGTTGGTGACGGTACAGAGAAAGGTGATGGAACTATCACATTTACTGGTTCAACAGAGGAACTACAACGTCATCTAAAAACAATTAATGGTAAATAGAAATGATTTTTATAACGGTAATGCGAGTATCAAGAAAGCAGGTATTCAACAATCATTTACCGCTGAACAAGTCACAGAATACGTTAAATGTCAGAATGATGTAATTTACTTCATTAAGAACTACTGTAAGATTGTTTCACTTGATGAAGGTTTAGTATTATTCGAATTGCGTGATTATCAAGAGCGCATGATTCGTGCGTATGATGAAAATCGTTTTAACATCACACTTACATCCAGACAGATAGGTAAGGATTTAGTATACGGTACAAAACTGCCTACACCTGAAGGTTGGATTAATATTGAAGATATTCAGATTGGTGACAGTGTATATGGTGATGACGGTAAACCAACAACTGTAATTAAAACTGAAGATTTTTCTCAAAAGAATGATATTTTTGAATTCCGGTTTGATAATGGAGATTCATTAAAATCATCTTCAACACATTTATGGACTGTAAATCATAATTCATGGAAAGAACCAAAAACATTAGAAACAAAAGATGTTATTAAGGAACATGAGAAACATAAAAAACAGGCTAAGAGTGGAGCTATCTACATTGATATTACACAACCTGTTGAGTTTGAAGAAAAAGTATTACCAATAGACCCGTACACATTAGGTATGTGGTTAGGTGATGGCCATTCTGATAGTGGTAGAATATCTGGCAATGGTTCAGATTTAATTGATATTCTTTCTAATGTACCGTATAAATTCAGAACAATCAGAAAAGATAATAGAAGTAATGACTGTTATAGAGTAACAGTTGATGGTTTGTACAATGATTTGCTTCAAAACATTCTTATTCAAAATAAACACATTCCAGTAGAATATCTTAGAAGTTCTATCAATCAACGATTCGAATTGCTCAAGGGATTGATGGATGCTGACGGGTGTGCTTATAAAAATGGTCGATGTGAGTTTTATCAGAAAGATTATGATTTAGTTAAACAGGTTAGAGAATTAATATCTTCATTGGGTATTAAGAGTCGATTAAACAGTAAAATCATAAACGATGAAACTTATTACACTATTGGCTTTATATCAGATGTTGAAGTTTTCAAGTTAAAAAGAAAATTAGATAATCAGACTAAGGCTAAACACCACCCAAAGAATAAAAGAATTTATATCCATGACATATTACATGTAGATGAATTACATGATACTCGTTGTATTGCGGTTGATAATGAAAGTCATTTGTTTTTAGCGGGTGAAACTATGATACCAACCCATAATACAACCGTTGTTGCCGCATACCTAATTCATTACCTAATATTCAATCCTGATAAATCAGTTGCTATTCTAGCAAATAAAGCTGCTACGTCAAGAGAAATTTTATCCCGTGTACAAAGAATGTTGGAAGGGTTGCCTTTCTTCTTACAACCCGGCGTTAAAGAATATAACAAAGGTTCTGTTGTATTTGGTAATGGTTCAAAGGTATTAGCAAGCGCAACATCTTCAGATTCAATTCGTGGTTTTACGTTTAACTGCGTTACAGGAAATACCAAAATAACAATTTTGGATGACTATGGTAGAATATTCTACACAAATATAAGTAATGCCAACTCACCTAAGTATAAATACAATAAAGACTATAACTTATATGGTGAATGTATGTACTATACTGTGTATAAAATAATAAATAATAAAAATCAGAAAGAATATATTGGGTATCATCAAACTGACGATTTAGATGATGGGTATATGGGTTCTGGTAAACTAATAAAACGCGCCATTGAAAAATATGGTATAGAAAACTTCAGTAAAGAATATATTCAGATATTTGATAATAAATTAGATGCTGAAAATTTAGAAGCATTATTAGTATGTGAAGAAATTCCTGACGGTTATATTAGAGGATTTGTTCCAAAGGATTCTATTCGTGCCTAAAGTATTGACCGATGTCGGGTTTAAATCATTTGATGGTGTTCGTATATCTGAGAACAGTGAAGAAAAGTATGTTATTAATGTTGATGGGGTAAAAACCACATGCACTAAAGAACATAGAGTAAAATTAATATCTGGAAACTTTATTGAAGTCGATAAACTAACAACTAATGATATTTTATCAAACAATAAACGAGTTAATGATATTGGACTTATCAACTCAAATGAACTTGTCTATGATTTAATTAACGTAGATGACACACATGCATATATAACAAATAATCTTACTTCACATAACTGCGTTTATCTTGATGAATTTGCCTTCGTTGAAGGTGCTGACGATTTCTACACATCTACTTACCCTGTAATTTCATCCGGTAAAGATACCAAGATTATCATTACATCAACTCCAAACGGTATGAATCTATTCTACAAGTTATGGATGGATGGTATAAATGACCAAAATGATTTCAATAACATTCGCGTCGATTGGTGGGAAGTTCCACATTATGACCAAGCATGGAAAGAAACAACTATAAGAAATATCGGTGAGAAGAAATTCTCACAGGAATATGCAAACTCATTCTTCGATAGTTCTGCTACATTAATTGATGGTGAGAAATTAGCTGCAATGACGTGGGTTAGACCCCTTGAGGAATCAGAAACCATCAAGGTTTGGGAAAAATCAATTGAAGGTCATTCATACATTGCATTGATTGATGTATCTGAAGGTGCTGGTTCTGATTATTCTGTGATGAATATTATTGATATTACAGAAACACCATATAAACAAGTATGTCAATACAGAAATAATAAAGTAACTCCACTTGTGTTCCCTGAGATTATTGAACGACTGGCTAAGGAATATAATGAATCATTTATATTAGTTGAAGTTAACTCTATTGGCGCACAGGTGGCGAATATTCTCTATTTTGATTATGAATGTGAAAATATGATTATATCCAACATAAAAGCCGGTGATAATGTTATATCAGGTGGTTTTGCTGGTAATATTGATTACGGGCTACGAATGACTAAGAAATCTAAACGTATTGGTTGCTCAAATCTTAAATCATTAATCGAAAATGATTTATTACTAATACAAGATTTCGATGCAATATCAGAATTACAAACATTCACTAAAAAAGGGCAATCATATGAAGCTGAAGATGGAAAACATGACGATGTTGTTATGACTTTGGTTTTATTAGGGTGGTTGTCAACTCAGGATTACTTCAAAGATTTAATGGATTTCGATTCACGAGCAAGAATTCTTGAAATGAAAATGGAATCAATTGAAGATGATTTAACCCCAATGGGATTTTTCAATAATGCGGCTGAAGAAGCCGAAGAAGCCTATTCACTATACGATGAATACAATAATGTTTTCTAGCCCACAATCTTATTTTTTATAAATATTGATAAATTAACTAGATTTTTGAAGTAAATTGACTGAGATTAAGGAGATAAAATATGGGTTTTCAATTAAGTCCGGGTGTTAATGTATCTGAAGTTGACTTAACTGGTTTCATCCCTGCTGTTGCAACTACAGGTGGCGCATTCGTAGGCCAGTTTGATTGGGGGCCAGTTGAAGAATATAAAACTATTGAAGATAAGAATAAACTTGAAAAATGGTTTGGTAAACCTTCTGATGTAAATTATAGAGATTGGTTTAGCTGCGCTAACTTTTTAGCATATTCAGCAAACTTGAATGTTGTTCGTGTTGTTGAATCAACCGCATTGAATGCTTCTGCTGATGGTTCTGGAATTCTTATTAAAAATGAAACACTACACAGCACTATTTTAGGTACACCATCTGGTGATGCTGCAATGCTTGCTGCTCGTTTCCCCGGTGCATTGGGTAATAGTTTAAAAGTTTCAATGGCTGATGCTACAACTTTCGATTCATGGGATACCAATTATAAAGATTTATTCGATGGCGCACCAAGCACTTCAGGTTTTGCTGAAGTGCTTGGTGGTTCAAATGATGAACTTCACGTTGTTGTTGTAGACGAAGATGGCTTGTTTAGTGGAGTGCCGGGCACTGTGCTAGAACGATTCGCTTATGTTTCAAAAGCAAAAGATGCAAAGCGTTTAGATGGTGAACCTTCTTTCTATGGTTCTATTCTTAATAAACAATCTGAATACATTTGGTTCCTAGAAGTTCCTGCTGCTAGTGCATATGTTGTTGACGGTTCTGTTAATGAGCTTACAATCACTGATGCTGGTACAGGTTACGTTGTTGGTGACGCGATTACTGTAACAGGTGATGGTAGTGGTTTTACTGCTGAAGTAGCTACTATTGATACTGGTGGTGAGATTCTTACAATCACAATCACTAATGCTGGTACAGGTTACACAAATGCTACTGTAGATTTCAGTGCTGGTAGTGGTACTGGTGCAACTGCTGATGCGGTTATCACTGATACATCAACCGATGCTGCATGGAATACTGCTGCTGCTGGTGCAACTTTCTCTAACCTTGCAACTGCATATACTGTTTCATTATCTGCTGGTACAAATGGTTCTGCGGTAACTGCTAATGAACTGATTGTTGGTTGGGATATGTTCATTAACTCTGAAGTTGTTGACGTGTCACTGTTATTCGTTGGTGATGCAGGTGGTGACACTGAACACACTGCTGTTGTAAAACACGTTATTGATAATGTTGTTGAAGCACGTAAAGATGCTATAGCATTCTTCTCACCACTTTACAGTGATGTGGTTGGTATTTCTGAATCTACTGCTGTTGATAACGCAATTGCTACACGTGATACAGTTAACACAGTATCTTCATATGCGGTAATGGATTCAGGTTACAAGTATCAATATGATGCATACAATGACAAATATCGTTGGATTCCACTGAATGCTGATATTGCTGGTCTAGCTGCATACACTGATAACGTATCTGACCCTTGGTATTCACCTGCTGGTTTCACTCGTGGTCAAATTAAGAATGGTATTCAACTTGCATTGAATCCTTCTAAAACATCGCGTGATAAACTGTACAAGAGTTCAATCAACCCTGTTGTTTCATTCACAGGTGAAGGTGTTCTTCTGTATGGTGACAGAACACAGCAAGCTAAACCTTCCGCTTTCCAGAAAATCAATATCCGTAGACTGTTTATTGTTCTTGAAAAATCGGTGGCGGTTGCTGCTAAGTATCAACTATTTGAGTTTAATGATTCATTCACACGCGCCCAATTCGTTAATATGGTTGAACCTTTCTTACGTGAAGTAAAAGGTCGCCGTGGTATTTTCGATTACTCAGTGGTTTGTGATGAAACAAACAACACACCTGAAGTAATTGACCGTTCTGAATTTGTTGCAGATATTTACGTTAAACCTGCATACTCAATTAACTTCATTCAGCTTAACTTTGTAGCTGTTCGTAGTGGTGTTGAGTTCAGTGAAATCATTGGTTAATTTGGTATGGGGTAGTTATTCTACCCCTGCTAAATAATATAAAGAATAATAGGAGAATATAGATGGCTGAAGAAATTGGCGTTAATAGTTTTATTGCGCAATTTACAGGTGGTGGTGCTAGACCTAACTTGTATAAGGTTACACTAAACTTCCCGGCAATTGCTGCTGGTCAAGGTAGTGCAACTAAACGTTCAATGTTATGTAAGGCGGCAACATTGCCACAATCAACTATCGGTATGGTTAACGTTCCATTCATGGGTCGTAACATTAAAGTAGCTGGTGATAAAGAGTTCCCTGAGTGGACTGTTACTATGCTTAACGATACTGATTTTGATACACGTAAATCGTTTGAAACATGGCTTAACCGAATTAATAATCATGCACTGAATGTTGGTGTAGCTACACCACTTGCGTATATGTCATCAATTCAAGTAGAACAATTAGACCGTTTAGGTCGAGTAATCTACAAATATGAATTGGTTGGATGTTTCCCAACTGAAGTTGGAGAAATCTCATTAGGTTATGACCAAAATGATGCTGTGGAGGAATTTACTGTTACCTTTGCTATGCAGTATTGGACTTCCGATGGTGCAATTGTTTAAAACAGATGAAAACCTTTATTAATGAAAATCTTTTAACCAAGGATGGTATGAAGATTAATCCGCGAAAATGTAGAAAGGATTGGTTTGATAATAATGGATTTAGTTCTCAATACAATCAAATCGTAACATCTACTAATTGGTGCAGTTCATTTAGTGAGCGGTGCTACAGCATATTAAATAATATCACAGAAAACCCTACATGTGTTGACTGTGGTTCTGATACGAAGTTCCGAAATAAAACAGGGTATTCAGTTCGTTGTGTTACTTGTTCAAGTAAACATGAATCCACTAAACTACAACACCCCGATGTTGTAAATAGACGAAATGTTTCTATAAAAGAATCTTATCAAAACTTTAATTTCACTGATAGAAATATAAAGTCAAGAGAAACAACATTAATAAACCACGGCGTTTCACATCATATGAAGTTGGATGTTTATAGAGACTTCTATTCAAAACTACAACGTAAAGAAATTCCGGTTAATCTACTTGATACTAATAAAACTATTGCAAATATTCAAGATGAAACTGGGTTTTCTGAGAGTCATATTAGACAGGAATATCATAAAAATGACATTGAATGGAGGTCTGTTAAATCAAAGTACGAGCAAGAGCTTGTATCATTTTTAGACTCATTGGGTATTGAGAATATTGTAACTGGCACTCGCTCAGTAATTACACCCCTTGAACTAGATATTTATCTGCCAGATTATGACTTAGCAATAGAGTTTAATGGTTTATATTACCACTCAGATATATTCAAAGAAAAGAAATATCATTTACTTAAAACGGAATTATGTGAAGATAATAATATTCAATTACTTCATATATTTGAGCATGAATGGAATACTAAAAAAGATATATGGAAGGCATTAATATCGGCTAAGTTGGGTAAATCCGACCGTATATATGCTAGAAAATGTAAACTCGCTCTAGTTGAAAATAATGAATCGAATACATTCTTAAATGAAAATCACTTACAGGGGTCGATTAATTCTTCATTATCACATGGTTTATATCATGATAATGAGTTAGTGGCTCTAATGACTTTCGGTAAATCTAGGTTTACATCAGGTGAATATGAATTATACAGATATTGTAATAGAAAGGATATTACTGTGGTTGGGGGTTTTTCTAAATTATTGAAAAACTCAAACATCACTAATGTTATCTCATATGCAAATAGGCGCTGGTGTGGAAAAAGAAATGTTTATGAGTCTAATGATTTTGAGTTGATAAACACAACACCTCCGAATTATTTTTATTTTGATAATAAACATAATTTCTATAGCAGAAATAAATTTATGAAACATAAATTAAGTACCCAATTATCTCAATTCGATTCCAATCTAACTGAATATCAAAACATGATAAATAATGGGTATAATCGCATATTTGATTGCGGTAACTACAAATACATTTATAGGTGAATATATGGATTTCCTTGGTTTTAATATATCAAAGATAAAAGATGAAGAAAAGAAGGGCAAAACATTTGTTCAGCCCTCTTTTGAAGATGGTGCTGTTGAGGTTGAATCAAATGACATGTCTAATTACTCAGCTAATATGGGTTATACATTTGACCTTGATGCTGTACCGGAAAGTGAATTTGAATTGGCTATGGCATATCGTAACCTTGCGATACAACCAGATATTGATGAAGCTATTCAGGAAATTATCAATGAGGCAATCATTACAGATGATTTAAAAGACCCTATCTCACTTATCCTTGAAGATGTTGATTTATCTCAAGGAATTAAGAATAAAATAAAAGAAGAATTTGATTACATTCTTAAACTATTAGATTTTAAGAATAATGGATATGGCATATTCCGTAAATGGTATGTTGATGGTCGCATATACTTCCATAAAGTAATTGATAAATCAAGTTCTTCTTCAACTGGTATTGAAGAGTTAGTACCTATTGACCCAATGAATATCAAAATGATTCGTGAATATAAAACCGAAACGAAGAAGGATAGAAATGCAACTGATATTGATATTTTCAATTTAGCAGAGATTGAAGAATATTATATCTACTCACGTGTGCCATTTAACTCAGAAGCACATCAAGAGAAGAAGAACGCTGTAAGAATTCCAAAAGAAGCGGTTGCGTTTGCTCCATCAGGATTACTTTCAATTAATGGTAAACAGGTTCTATCTTACCTGTACAAATCAATTAAACCTTTCAATGACCTAAAGTTATTAGAAGATTCAGTTGTTATTTACCGTGTTACGCGCGCACCTGAACGTAGAATTTTCTACGTCGATGTTGGTTCATTGCCTAAAGGTAAAGCTGACCAATATCTAAAAGATGTGATGAATCGTTTCAAAAATAAGATTGTTTACGATGTAACGAAAGGCACAATTAACAACCGTAAGAAGTTCCAGTCAATGATTGAAGATTACTGGTTGCCTAGACGTGAAGGTGGTCGTGGTACTGAGGTTTCAACACTACCGGGTGGTGAACAACTTGGTGAATTGAGTGATGTTGAATATTTCAAAACTAAGCTATACAAATCCCTAAATGTTCCATTATCGCGCTTCCAAGGGGATTCTAGTGCATTTAATATCGGTAGAACCACTGAAATAACTCGTGACGAAATTAAATTTAATAAATATATTCAAAGACTCCGTAGAAAATTCTCTGAGATTTTTAATGATTTATTAAAAACCCAAGTACTTCTAAAGAAAGTAATGACAAGTGAAGAATGGAATGATATTGAACCTGAGATTACTTACTCATTCTTAGAGGATAATTACTTCTCTGAATTGAAAGAAGTTGAGTTAATGAATGACCGTGTTGGTATGTTATCAACACTACAGAGTTCAGAAGCGATTGGTAAGTATTATTCACATGAGTTCATACGTAAAGAAGTTTTAAAACAATCTGAAGATGACATTATTGAAATGGATAAACAGATTGCTGAAGAAAAGAATGATGAACAATATTATCCGGTAGAAGATGATGGTATGGGTGGAGGTGGCTTCGGTGGTGAACCAACAGAACCTGAAGAACCTGAAGAACCTGTAGAGCCCAAACCTGAACCAGTGGTTGAACCGGATGAAGATGAAGATGAAGATGAACAGAAAGATAAAGATGATGAGGAAAAATAATGGCCGAAAATAACGAAACAGTATCATTAACACAACTTGCAATTGATAAGAAACCTGCTGAATTTAAAGCAGTAGTTGGCGATAAATTAACTGACTTATTAAGAACTGCAATAGATGATAAAAAATCTGAAGTTGCTAATGGTATGCTTAATACACAGGAAGATTAATATGCTTACATTTTCAGAATTACGTGAAGATTTGGAACAGGATATTGTAGATATTCTGAAGGGTTTAGGTACTCGTGAATTAGAAATTGACTACGAAGAAGGTTATGTTTCTGGTGAATTTGATACTAAAGAACAAGTTCAGAAAGCTGTAGATGCTATTCCCGATAATGTTGATTATGAAATTGAAGTATCTATAGATGTTGGCGGCGCTGATGACGAAAAAATTGAAACATCTGATGACATAGACGAGATTGACTTCGACTCACTTGACGATGACATACACACATATGAAATATATGTATACCTTGATAATGCATCATACGATGAAATGGATGAAGAAACCGATTTAAATGAACGTAAACGCGTTATAAAGGTTACATCCAAAGGTAAACGCCGAATCAAAATTAAATGTAACAAAGGATTTAAATATGATGGCAAGAAGTGTGTAAAGATTGGTGGTACAGAAGCGATTAAAAAACGCAAAGCTATTAAGAAATCAGTACGCACCAAGAAAGCTAAAGGGGCTGGTTACGCGCGCAAATCTAGTAGATTGCGTAAGAAGGCAATGAAGAAACGCAAATCAATGGGATTATCATAAATGAAAACTTTTAAAGGTATATTAAATGAATTAAATGAAGCCAAAGGGCGTAACTACTATGAGATTGGTGGCGACCGATATGATGGCGGTGTTGTGCTTAAGGTATATATCAACGGAAAACAAGTGGTTGATGACATTTATGACGGTGAGCAGGAGTTCAGATATAAGGGCAAGATAGTTAAGGGAAATATTGATAATTTCTTGGATGTTGTGGGTAAGAAAGATAATCTGAAAGCAAAAGATTTTAAACGAATTGAATTGAAATAGGAAACAATATATGCAGTTTATTACAGAAACCCTTGCGGATACTCATGTTCTAACAGAACTTGATAAGTCTACAGGGAATAAGCAAATGTTCATTGAGGGTATTTTTATGCAAGATACCATCAAGAATCGTAATGGGCGCGTTTATCCTAAAGCGGTTATGGCAGAGGCGGTTAATAAGTACATTGAAACTTATGTAACACCCAAACGTTCTATGGGTGAATTAAACCATCCACCAACACCACAGGTTAACCCTGAGCGCGCTTCACACATCATAACATCCTTAAAAGAGGATGGCAACAACTGGATTGGTAAAGCTAAAGTTCTTAATACCCCAATGGGTAACTTAGTACGCAATCTTATTGACGATGGTGTACAGATGGGTGTTAGCTCACGTGGCCTTGGTGCGGTAAAAGAATCCAATGGTGCAAATGTTGTGCAAAGCGGGTATTTCATTACTGCTGTAGATACAGTTTCTGACCCTTCAGCACCTGAAGCATTTGTTAACGGGATAATGGAAAATAAAGAATGGATATTTGAAAACGGTATTTTAGTTGAACGTGAAATTGAAGATGTAAAACATAAAGTTAATAAAGCTGTTGCTACAGGTAATTTCGATGGAGATTTCCTGACTGATATGTTTAAAAACATCCTTACCAATATCTAGTTTTATAAATATCAATATAAATAATATTTACTAATTTTTATAGGAGAAGGCTACAATGGCTGAAAAGAAAAATTTAACTGAACAGGTTGATGTTCTTTTTGAAGGAATTGAAGTTACTGATGAACAGAAAGAAAAGTTTGCAATTAAACTTGAAGCTGTGTTGTCAGAAAAAACTCGTTCAATTGAAGAAGAACTATCTGCTAAAAAGGATGAAGAAGTTGCTACTGGTATTACAGAAGCTACTGACGCTATGGAAGAAAACATTAACAAGTACCTTGAGTATGTTGTTACTGAGTGGATGGAAGATAATAAACTTGCTGTTGAAACCGGCCTAAAAGCTGAAATCACTGAAAGTTTCATCAGTGGCCTAAAAGATTTATTTGAATCTTCATACATTGAAATGCCAGAAGGTAAGCAGGATGTACTTGCATCTACTGAATCTAAAGTTTCAAAACTTACTGATGACCTTAATGAATCAATCGAAACAATCACTACTCTGAAATCACAAATTGAAAAATTTGAAAAGAGCCAAGTTGTTGTTGAGTGTTCAGAAGGTTTAACTGATACACAGAAAGAAAAACTTTCTTCACTTGTTGAAGATATTGATTTCAGTAGCAAAGATGCTTATGAATCAAAAGTTAAAACTATCCGTGAATCATTCTTCAAGAAAGAGTCACTGAATGAAGATGGTAAAGATAGTAAAGATTCTGACGATAACCGTTCTGATTCTAGCAATCGTATGAGTGCGTATATAGACGCTCTATAAAATTATATTTTTATAAATATAAATAACAAAATAGTAAAAGATTAAATTTAATTAGGAGATAACTACAATGGCTGAAACTTTAGACGTTCTACTTGAAAAGTGGGATGGTGTTATTAGCAACGATAAAGTTGAAAAGATTGAAAGTAACTACAAGCAGAAAGTTACTGCGCAACTTTTAGAAAACACTGAAAACTTCTTAGCTGAAGCAACACCAACTAACGTAGCTGGTGGTATGCAGAACTATGACCCAATTTTGATTAGCCTTGTTCGCCGCATGGCTCCAAAACTGATTGCATATGATATTGCTGGTCTACAACCAATGAACGGCCCTACTGGTCTGATTTTTGCTCTACGCGCACGTTACACTGACCAAGCTGGTTCTGAAGCGGGTGTTGATGAAGCAGATACTGATTTCTCTGGTGCTGGTACTCATGCAGGTTCTGACCCATTTGGTACATATACAACTGGTACTGGTATGTCAACTGGTACTGGTGAAGGTGATACATGGGCTGAAATGGCATTCACAATTGAGAAATCAAGTGTTACTGCTGAATCACGTCAATTAAAAGCAAGCTACTCAATTGAATTAGCACAAGACCTTAAAGCGATTCATGGCCTTGATGCTGACCAAGAATTAACTAACATTCTTTCAACTGAACTGATTGCTGAAATTAACCGTCACGTTATCCGTACTGTTTACAGTGTGGCTAAAGCTGGTGCAGCATTTGCTACTACACCGGGTACTTTCGACCTTACAACTGACTCTGATGGTCGTTGGTCTGTTGAAAAATTCAAGGGCTTAATCTATGCGATTGAGCGTGATGCGAATGCTATTGCGATTGATACTCGTCGTGGTAAAGGTAACATCATTATCTGTTCTGCTGACGTTGCATCTGCAATGGCACTGGCTGGTGTTCTTGATTATAACCCTGCTCTTGCAACTAACCTTGACGTTGACCCTGCTGGTGCTACCTTTGCTGGTACATATCGTGGTCGCTTCAAAGTGTACGTAGACCCTTATGCAACTGGTGACTTCTATGTTGTTGGTTATAAAGGTGCTAACCAGTATGATGCTGGTATGTTCTACTGCCCTTACGTGCCACTACAGCAAGTACGTGCTACTGACCAAACTAGTTTCCAACCTTCAGTTGGTTTCAAAACTCGTTATGGTATGGTATCTAACCCATTCACAAGCCTAAGTGCTGACTCTAACGCTTACTACCGTAAGGTTCGAGTTACAAACTTACTGTAATGGTAAACTAACAACTTACCCGACAAGGTGTTGTTATCAAAAGCCAGCTTAACCGCTGGCTTTTTTTTGCCTGTATAAATATTAGAAACAAATACAGGAATGATAATGGCTACACCGAATTCATATAATATAATCAATAACGTCAATTTTAAGTTTGAGATTTCACGTGCGCCTAATATTACATACTATTCACAAGATGTGATATTACCATCAATCCAGATAGATTCCCCTATATTCTCAATGCCTAAGCGCGACTTTGGCTTGCCCGGCACTAAACCTATTTTTGATAATCTGAATATCAACTTTCTAGTTGATGAAGATTTGGCTAACTATCTTGAAATCTATTCATGGATTATGGATGCAATGGCTACTGAAGATATTACTAAATGGTACTGTGATGGAACACTACATATACTGAGTTCTAATATGAATCCTGTGATGGAGATTCGTTTCTATAATCTTCATCCAGTTATGTTAGCTGAACTTCCATTTACAACATCTGACCCTGATGCAGCACCCATACAATGTACTGCCAATTTCGCATACACACATTTTGAAGTGATTGGTAAAGATGTGAGAATGAGCGAAAACACTAACACTCAAGGTAGACTACCTGATAACATATAAGTAAATTTACAAAATAGGATTATATTATGAAGTTCGATGAATTGAAAGAAATGATTGAAACTGATTCTAAATTAGATATTTCTAAGTTAGATAAAGATGCGCTACACGTTCCATATCTACAGGGTAAATATATAAACAAACATTCTGTAGAAAATGGTAAGTTGAAACGACTGGAATTAGAACTTAAAAAACTCAAGTTCAAAAAATATCAGTATTATAGTGGTAAGGCAACTGGTGCAGAGTATCAGGCTAAACCATTAGACCACACCATATTAAAAACAGATGTACAGAGATATATTGATGGTGATGCTGAAATTTTCGAACTGGAAAATAGAATATTAACACAGAAAATGAAAGTGGATGCAATAAGTGAATTTGTTAAGGCGTTAGGTCAGAGAACATACCTAATCAAATCTGCAATAGATTACTTAAAGTTCACCAATGGTGTTTAATAGTGGATGACATAACCCTACATAAAGTAAATGATGTATACCTACAGGTTGAGTGTAATGATTCTATTGCATATGAACTGAGTGACTATTTCTCATTTTACGCTAAAAACTATCAACACATGCCAAAATACAAAGCAGGTATGTGGGATGGGAGAATCCGTCTATTCTCAATTAAAGATAACACTCTCTATTATGGATTACTAGAGAAATTAGCATATTTTGCGAAAACCCGTGAATATACTATTGGTATGTCAGTTGACTTTAAACGCAATTTTGAAGCAAATACGACTAAAATTGCGTTTGATGTTAATTCATATAACCCACCATTCACTCCCTATGATTATCAGAAAACATCTATTAATTTAATTCTGAATAAGAAACGTAGATTGATTGTTTCACCAACTTCATCTGGTAAATCATTCATCATATACGGCTCTATGCGCTATCTTGTCGAGCAAGGTAAGCAAGTGCTACTGGTTGTACCTACAACATCCCTTGTAGAGCAAATGGTGAAGGATTTCAAGGGTTATGGATGGGATGTGGATGAGTATTGTCATAAGATTTACAGTGGTAAGGAAAAGTTATCTGATAAGCCTGTAATTGTCACCACATGGCAATCAATATACAAACTTGGTAAGAAATGGTTTAGTCGTTTTGATGTATGTTATGTTGATGAGGCTCACTTAGCTACTGCTGACTCTATTAAAGGTATCATGGAAAAACTTGAAAACTGCCCTTATCGTATTGGATTAACAGGTACAGTTGAGGATACTCAAACACACAAACTGGTACTGCAAGGTGTATTTGGTAAAGTACATAACACTGTGTCAACTAAGAAATTAATGGATGCTGGTGTTGTTGCAAAACTAAAAATCAATGCAATCAGTTTAAAGCACAATGATGAAGATTGTAAAATTGTGTCGAAGATGAAATATTCAGATGAGATTAAAACAATTATCAATGATGGTAAGCGTAATAAATTCATATGCAATCTGGCGCAAAAACAGAAAGGTAATACCCTTGTGTTATTCAATTTCGTTGAGAAACATGGTTTACCATTATATCAAACACTATCTGAAATGAATCAGGGTGATGAGGATAAGTTAGTTTTTTTCGTGCATGGTAATACACCAACTGATAAACGTGAAGAAATTCGAGAGATTGCTGAAAATAATAATAATGTAATCATTGTTGCTTCATATGGTACTTTTTCAACGGGTATAAATATTAAGAACTTAGATAGTGTTATATTCGCACACCCATATAAATCTAAGATTAAAAATTTACAGTCAATCGGCAGGGTATTGCGTAAAGCGAGTAAAGATGCGAAGGCAACACTTTTCGATATTGTAGATAATTATGGATGGAAGAAAAAACGGAACACAACCTATAAACACTTTTTAGATAGGTTGTCTATATATGAGAAGGAACAATTTGAATATAAAATAATTGAGTTGAATTTATGAGTGATGAGAAAACAAACGCTTCGGTGTTAGAGGATTCAACTAAAGAAAGCCCTTCGGGTAATGATGTGCCGCATCAGGATAAGTTGATTCTATTAGATAATGGTAGTTTATTAATAACACGGGTTTTAACTAAGGCTGAATTACCTAACCCAACGTTTATATGTGTATACAGACCCTTTGAAGTATTTAATGATATGGATACAGGTGAGGTGCTGTTTCGTGATTGGATACCTGAATCCATTGATGAATTCTTTTATGTACCAGTGACAAAGATAATTAATGTATCTCAACCTGACCCATATTTTCTAATCACCTATCATAACCAACTCCACTACATTGAAGTGGATAGGGTTATCCATTAATATTTCGAGAACGATTAGATGCTATTAAATAACCACTTCGTGGTATTCGTTCACTTCGTTCACTCATCAATTAATTGATTAAGTAAACATAATTAATTTAAATCTATAATATCATCGGGGCCACATGCGCAGCTTATCAATCTGTCAAGTGCTTGTCAAGCATTATTTTCATTTATTTTAAATTAATTGACGAGTGGCGGGTATTGTGCTACTATTCAGTCATACTAAGTGCAATTAAGCACATATAATAAAAATAAGGTATAATATGAGTGAAAAGAATGAACCAGTAGCTTATGTTGACAATAAAGAATTCTTAGTTCTAATGAAACAGAGGCGCGAAGCGGTGCTGAAAGCACAGGAGGATAATAAACCTATCCCTCGCATACCTGAGAACATTGGTAAAATTATTCTTGATATATCAACAAATCTAGCGTATAAGGGCAACTTCGCCAACTATACATTCCGTGATGAAATGATTTCAGATGGTATTGAAAATTGTATCAAGTATCTTGATAATTTCGATTCAGTTAAGTATAGTAATCCATTCGCGTACTTCACACAAATTTGTTGGTGGGCGTTTGTGCGTAGAATTAATAAAGAAGGCAGTCAAACTGAATTGAAACAGAAGTATGTTCATAAGTTTGGTCAAGACCTTGAAGCATATGATACACAGCCGCACGATATGGATGAAGTGTATCATAATACATCTATTGAATTTGAACAAGATAAACAATAACGAGTAATCACATAATGGCTAAAGTGGCATTGATAACTGATACACATTTTGGTGTACGTAATGATTCACCTGCATTTTATGAGTATCAGAAAGAGTTTTATGAAGATATATTTTTCCCTAAACTCGCAGAAGAAAAGATTGACCATATTATTCACTTGGGTGATATGTTTGACCGGCGCAAATATACAAATCATGTAATCCTGTATAACTTCAAACGTATGTTCTTTGATACGTTAAGGGATATGGGTGTTACAATGCATTTAATCGTCGGTAATCACGATGTTGCATATAAGAATACCAATGTAGTTAATTCCCCTGAACTGTTTTTAGGGGAATATCCGAATATAATTCCCTATATTCAACCAGAAGTAATCCGCATTGATAATACACCATTGGCATTATGCCCGTGGGTTAACTCAGAAAACTATAAACAGTTTGAGGATTTTGTACAGAATTGTAATGCGGATGTGTTGTTTGGTCATTATGAGATTATCGGTTTTGAAATGCATAAGGGTGCGGGTGCATGTGATAGTGGTTTGAATGGTAATATCTTTAAGAACTTTGAACAGGTCTATTCAGGTCACTTCCACGAAACTTCAATTCAACAAAACATAATGTATTTGGGTGCGCCCACTGAATATACATGGTCGGACTATGGTTGTACCCGTGGATTCTACCTGTATGATACGGATACAAAGAAATTGGAATTTGTAGAGAATCCGTATCATATGTTCCATAAGATTTATTATTCAGACGATATGGATATTAATTCATTCGATTATGGTGCGCTACATGGTAAGGTGGTTCATGTGATTGTACCTGAGAAAGAAAACCAGTTACAGTATGATACTTTCATTGATAGATTAAATGCTGTTGACATATACCAATTGGATGTGATTGATAATAGCCAGTATCATTTCAACGAAGAAGGTGCGGATGAGGATTCTATTAAATCTGAAAACACCATTAAGATTGTCGATTCATATATTGATAATTCTGAACTTTCGATTGACCCTGATAAATTAAAAACAATGTTTAAGGAACTACACGCTGAAGCGGTAGCTTTAGAGGATTGATATGGATAATGAAGAATTGGTACAGATGTTATTAATGATTATTTGTGAATTAAAACAGAAGCCAGATGAAAATCATGGCATCATGTTTGAGAATGATGTATGTAAGATGTATAATAGTGTGGTGTATAAGGATGCACCATATAAACCAATTAATGGTGAAATTAAATAATGATAATATTTGAGAAAATCCGTTTTAAGAATTTCCTTTCATTCGGTAATACCTTTACAGAGATATTACTGAATCATTCACCCACTACATTAATCGTGGGTGAAAATGGCGCAGGTAAGTCCACACTACTGGATGCATTGACATTCGTTCTGTTTGGTAAACCCTTCCGCAAATTCAATAAACCACAACTGGTCAACTCAGTTAATAAAAAACAATGTATGGTTGAGATAGAATTCCATATCAATAAAAATCACTACCTAGTACGCCGCGGTATTAAACCGGCTGTTTTCGAGATTGAAGAAAACGGTAATCTTATTGCACAGGATGCAGCTAACGGTGACTATCAAGGATTCCTTGAGAAGCATATTCTCAAGATGAATCTCACTGCATTTACACAGATTGTTATATTAGGTAAAGCAACCTATGTACCATTCATGCGTTTACCTGCTAAACAACGTAGAACACTCATCGAAGAACTGTTAGGATTAACTATATTCAGTAAAATGAACGAGGTTCTTTCTCAACGTAACAAAGATTTGAAAAATGAGTTGGCTAATACTGAAACATTCATTCGTGGATTAAATGATAAGATTGAAATTCGTAAAGAGTTTATCGAGAAGGTAACTGGTGATAAGGAAGCTGAACTAAAGGAAGTTGAAAATGAGATTGCGGATACTGACAAAAACATTAAAGATTATCGCAAGGATATTAAGCGCATCAGTGAAGAAGTTTCTACCCTCACTTCACAGAAACCTTGTAAATCGGAAATTGATAAGAAGCATACTCAGTTAAATAATTACAATCATGAATTTAAAGTTAAGATTAATGCTTTAACTAAAGAGATTAAATTCTTAACATCTAATGATTCATGTCCAACATGTAATCAGGAAATTGACGATACTTTCTGTAAAAACATAGTTTCTAAAAATGAAAGTAAGATTGGTAGATTAGAAGAAGGTCAATTACACCTTGTTGGAAAATTAGATAGTGTTGAAAAAGAACTTAGTGAATATCAATCACTCCATCAAGAAATCCATAAACTGGATGTTGAGTTAAATGGTAAACAAAATTCACTGGATGAGTTGGAGCGATATAAGGAAAAACTTTTAAAGCGTAAAGATAATCTGAATAAGATGAACACGGTTGATGTTGATAATCATAAAGAGATTTTGGATATTCTCAATTCAGATTTGAATGACCACTTAACCAAGAAAAATGAACTGGTTGAAAAGCAGGGGTATCATTCGTCAATTGGTTTAATGTTAAAGGATGACGGTATCAAATCACTAATCGTTAACAAATATTTACCTGTGTTTAATCAGTCAATCAACAAGTATTTACAGCACATGGGTATGTTTGTTAAGTTTACATTGGATGAACAATTCAATGAAACTATTTTGGCACGGTACATGGATACCTACAGTTATGAAAGTTTTAGTGAAGGTCAGAAGTTGCGTATTGATTTAGCAATCATGTTAACATGGCGCGATATTGCAAAGATGAAAAACGCAATGGATACTAATCTGTTAATCATGGATGAAGTTTTTGATTCATCATTAGACCAAAGTGGTATTGATTCATTTGTTGATTTGATTCCATCTATGAAGAATACCAATGTATTTGTGGTATCACATACACCTGATAAATTATCAGATAAGTTCCGCTCACAATTGGAAATTAAACTGGATGGTAATTTCAGTCGGATTATGTAGTGTACCGAATTGTACCCATTAAGGGTGTTTTCATCAATAATGTACAATATATTGGCCATTATGTAGGTTAAGGGCCAATATATTGTACATTCACTCCCAACCCCCACAAAACCCTCTGAAATCGCCTGAGATTTGGCCTAATGCACACATTTGTGCTATATTTTAAGCCAGATTTTGACCTTATATAATTATTTTCGTAAATAGCTTGCATCTACGGCTCACTGTGGTATAATATTTATATTGAGTAAGAAAACAGAGGAATAAAATATGTTTGACGCGAATCTTGTACTTGACCAACTGACTATGAGTAACAACGGCGCTAACCGTTTAAAAGCAATGATTGGTGCAAAGAACTTTGCTCGTTCTGATGAACAACGTTATGTTAGTTTTCGCTTCCCAATGAAGGCGCGTAACAAAGCAAACTATGTGAAAATCACCCTGAATGATATGGACACTTATGATGTTGAGTTCGGTAGTATTCGTGGTATGAAGTATACTGTTAAAGGTGAAGCAAACGGTATGTACTTTGATATGCTGAAAGAATATTTTGAAGTTGAAACTGGACTTTATTTGAGTTTATAGTCGTAAATAGCTTGCATCTACGGCTCACTGTGGTATAATATTTATATTGAGTAAACAAACAGAGGTAAAAAACATGACATTAAACGAATTTAAAAACAGCTTAGTTATCGGTGATTCTTACCAGACCACACATGAATTTACTGGTGATAATCCAAGTGCTCCAAAAGATTTGGGTGTTCGTAAACTTGGTTATAAGGATACTGTTAAGTTTGGGTTTGAATCTACTCGGAACGCTGGTGAGTTTTCATATCGTGATTGGCCTAAAAAGTCTGAATTGACTGTAATTGAAAATGGGTTTATACTTGAAAATGATTTTTGTAAATTAACTTATGTGAAGGTGTCATAATGGATTCTGCAACTAAAAACATTGAACAGTTTAAAGAAGTTCTTAACGCAACTAATGGAGATTTACGTGACCCTGTTGCATATTGGGCACGAAGGGCTGTAATCACCGAGGCGCTGAGAAACAGTGCATACCTAAAGCGCAGGGTTATTGAACTTTATCCTGAGCGTGGCAATACATTTAATCGTTTCAGATTAAAACGTGCCCTTGAATATCTACGTGACCTGAAGCCTGTTACTGAAGCCTGTGCAATCTTGCGAGTAGTGTAATCATGAGTCTATCAATAAACACAGCAAAGATGCAGAAACAAATTGATTTATGGCGTGATAAAATCACCAAAGCCATTAAAGATATAACCGTAGATTATCTACATGGTTCTGGTTACTCTAAAGGTATCGGTGAGAATGGTTGTTTAAGGTTATGCACATATCCAGATTCACTTGATAGTGACGGTTACACAATGGCCACGTACATTTCTACAGATGAAACAGATGCAGATGCGTTCGCTATTATGGGCTTCACTGAACAGGGTGTAATCAATGATGCATATTGTGGATTGGTCACAACTGATTATGAGGATTTAACCCTTGAACAGTTAATATGGGTGTATGATAATTTAAAAGAAACACACACATACTTGCAATAACAATTCACTTATGTTAGCATTCATACTTTATTATGTATGAGGTATAGTATGAAGCTAACTAAAAAGGTGTTGGCCGTTCTAAAGAATTTTGCAACGATTAATTCTGGAATAATCATTAAGGCGGGTTCGTCAATTCAAACCAAATCAATTGAGAAGAATATTTTCACTCAGTGTGATATTGATGTTGAGTTCCCAATAGAATTTTGCATATTCGATTTGAACGAATTCCTGTCAACCATTTCTATATTCAATGACCCTGAACTTGAGTTTGAAGAAAAGTATGTAACTATCAGTGAAGGTAAATCTTCTGTGCGTTACTATTATTCGTCACCAACTGTTGTCACAGGTGTTACTAAAATGCCTTCATTCCCTGAAGGTAAAAATAAGTTCAGTATTACACAAGATGAATTGCTTAGTCTAACTAAGGCATCCAATATTCTTGAACTTAACACATTAAAACTATGTAATGATGCTGCTGGTGTATCATTGATTGTAACTGATGTTGATAACTCAACCAGTAATCAATTTAAACAACACATAGACACTTCAGATGTTGAAGATTTTTCAGATGAGGTATCCATTGAATATCTCAAAATGCTACCACTTGACTATGACGTTGAAGTGAAATCTGGTATGTTCATTCACTTTAAAAACGATAAAGAAAATATCCGTTATTGGGTATCGGTGGGTGTGTAATGGCATTGTATAGATTTATTGGGTTTAAGGCGGTTGCAACAAAACCTAACGATGAAGAATATGATGCCCCCTTTATGGTATACTTCCCTATGGGGTTAAATGAAATAACAGGTGAAATGGTTAACACTGCTGTTAGTTCGGCTGTAAGTCAATTTCTACAACTCCATCCAACAGGGTCAATTATATCACAGATGGAACGAACAGTTAATATGGTAGGTAGATAATGATAGATGACGAATTTCTATATGTAGAAAAATATCGCCCACAAACTATTGATGAATGTATTTTACCAGAACGGTATAAAGATAAATTCAAAGGGTTTGTTGAGAAAGGTGAAATCTCAAATTTACTTTTATCTGGTGATTCAGGTATGGGTAAAACAACTATTGCACGTGCATTGGCCCGTGAACTTGGTGCGGATATGTTATTCATAAAGGCATCTGAAGATGGTAACATTGATACATTGCGTACTACGATACGTAAGTTTGCATCAAGTGTATCACTGGAAGGTGGTACTAAAATTGTTATACTGGATGAATCTGATTATCTTAATGCTAATTCAACTCAACCAGCATTGCGTTCATTCCTTGAAGAATTCAGTAAGAATTGTCGATTCATATTCACGGCTAATTATCCAAATCGGATAATTAAACCGTTGCGTTCACGTTTAACTGAAATTGAGTTTAAATTTAATCGAAAAGAATCGGCTGCATTAGCCGGTCAATTCATGAAACGGGTTAAAGAAATACTCAAGAATGAAGAAGTTGAATTTGACCAAAAAGTGGTTGCTGAAATTATTATGAAATTCTTCCCTGATTTCAGAAAGGTTCTTAGTGAATTACAGGGGTTTGCGTCAACAGGTATCACAGGTGATGCTCTTAGCAAGATTTCTGGTACATCCCTTGATGAGGTCATGGGGTATCTAAAGAAAAAAGAATTCACAAAGATGCGTAAATGGGTTGCGGAAAATAGTGACCATGACCCAATAATGATTATGCGCAGTGTTGTGGATAATGCATATGATTTGTTTGATTCACCATCAATCCCTAATGTGGTGATGTTTTATAATCAATATGATTATCAGAATGCATTCGTTACGGATAAGGAAATTAACCTTGTGGTATTCTTCACTGAACTTATGATGAATTGTGAGTTAAAGTAATGGCCGCATTAGGTGATTTTCTAAATTCGATTAATAATAAAACAGGTATAATTGAACCGGAAGAAGTTCAAAAGGGTTATGTTCCGTTTGTTATTAATCGTACATTGAGTTATTTCATTGATACGGTTGTGTTAGCCAATGAAATGAACCACTATGTGAATACACCTAAGAACTATCAATATCTTTTCTATGTCAATTCTGTGCGCAAGAAAAAGCGATTCACGAAATGGCACAAATCTGAACATGATAAATACTTGGAAGTGGTAAAAGAGTATTATGATTATTCGTATGAAAAGGCGAATGATGCACTCAAATTACTGACAGTTGAACAATGTAAGGAATTAGAAAAGAGATTGTATAGAGGTGGCAAAAATGAGTTCGTGTGTTGATGATATTTTCGAGGGATTAGGTGTTGAAATCACCCTCAAAACAAGTGAAGATTTTTTAAAGGTTAAGGAAACCTTAACACGAATTGGTGTTGATTTGGATATTCTATATCGCAATGAACTGAAAGATGTTGCGGTAAAAGAAAAACAAATCCCTAAAACACTTTATCAATCTTGCCACATATTACATAAACGTGGTCGTTACGCCATTCTACATTTCAAGGAATTGTTTGCATTAGATGGTAAACATTCAGATATTACAGATGTTGATTTAGCTAGACGAAACACAATCGTCAAGTTATTAAGTGAATGGAATATGATTGATGTGGTTAATAAAGAATCATTTTTCACAGTTTCTGATTTTGCAGAAATGAATCAAATGAAAATAATTTCACATAAAGCTAAACACGATTGGGAATTAATTACAAAATATACAATCGGTTCTAACAAAGAAAAATAAGGTAAAATATATTATGGAAACAGAAGCGGAATATAAAACCCCTCCAAAGCGTACACAGAAACATGAATCTAAAAAAGCAATGCAGTTAGGTTTATTTAAAATCTATAGTGATGCATCTGACCCGTTGTGGGCTACTAATGGTTCAGCATGTTTTGATTTAAAGGCATATTTGAAACCTTCAACTGAAGTTAATATTTATGATTCTAACAATGAAAAAACAACTCGAAATGCCCGTGATGAAATTGCCCGTGATGAATCTGGTATCTGGCTAAACCCCGGCGATAGAGCGTTAATCCCAACTGGTCTAGTTTTTGATATTCCAGAATACCATTCAATCCGTATACACCCCCGTTCTGGTCTATCATGGAAATCTGGTCTAAACCTTTCAAACTGTGAAGGTGTAGTTGATTATGATTACGTTGAACAGATGTTTATCTCAATCCACAACACATCGCGCGCGCGAGTATGGATAGCAGATGGTGAACGTATAGCACAAGCTGAACTGGTAGAAGTGATTCACTCAAATGCTATTGACGTGGTTTCACTTTCAAAGAAACCTGCTAAGAAAACAACTCGCTCGGGTGGATTTGGTTCTTCTGGTAAAAAATAGTTGTACTTTATTGGTAGGTGTGGTATTCTACCCGCCTACCAAATAACAATAATAAATAGGTAATTATATTATGTCGATTGAAGAAAGTTCTAAAGTTAAGATTCCATCGCGCCCCCAAGATTTGAAAGATATTGCCAAAGTCATTGATGACATTTGTAATGTTAAAACAATGATTGCTGCGAAGAATGATTACATCAAAGAAGCTAAGAAGGCTTTGAAAGATGACTATGAATTGGATGGTTCGGCAATTACGCTTATGATTAAGTTGCGTGAAAAAGAAATGGCTGAAGATTATTTTGAAACACAAGATGAACTTCATACATTGTATGAAAAACTGTTTAATTTAAATGAAAATGGAGATAGTGAATAATATGGGTACAACTATTATAATGTTGATACTGGATACTGGTGAATACATGATGGGTGTTCAAATATCCAATGATGAGAACGGTGTTGTGTTGGATAAACCAGTTGCTGTTCAGGTTCGTGAAGATGGTCAAGGCTTGATGTTTATGCCATACTTACAGTTGGTTGAAGAAACTCAATGTTTATATAAGCCACACCATGTACGTCATGTATTATCACCAAAAGAAGCACTGGTTGATAACTACCGCAAACAGTTTCTTGATGACGTGGGGTTGATGGTTCCTGACCAAAACATAATCTCATAATGATTAAATTGTTATCCAGATTTGTAGTGATGGTATCACTGGTTATGGTTTTATCCTGCACCAGTGATACCACTTCAGATTTAGTGATTAACACTTTACCTGATAGAGATTTAATGTTATCTTGGAATACAGTAACGAGATACATGTCAGATGAATGTATTGTAGGTGATATACAATATACGTTATATTATGGTAATCAAAGTGGTGTTCACCCTATAACACTTGAGATACCCTCAGTCAGTATTGAATGTTCCCATACTACATATGATACACAATGTGGTGTATTTAAAATGCGGTGTAGCTATATACTAACTGATGTACCAAAAAATAATTGGTATTTTACATTAACTGCTACAGATGAAGCGGGTAATGAAAGTGCTAAATCAAATGAGGTAAATGTTTTACTTCAGTAAATCGACAATTAGGGAGTCTAATAATGTCAAATAAAAAGTATGATTTAATAATCTACATAGGTAGATTTCAACCTTTCCACAATGCACATGAATATGTTGTTCGTGCTGCTCAGGAACTAGCAGATGAAGTTCTTATTCTAATAGGTTCATCAAATGTTGGTCGTTCTATTAAAAATCCTTTCACAGGTGATGAAAGGTATTTCATGATTCTAAGAGCATTACCTGATTTTGATAATTCATGTGGTGCAATTAAATTTATCAACGATTATACCTATGATAATAATCTCTGGGTTGGACACGTGGGTGAAGTTGTTAATGAATATGCAGGCCCACGTATGTGTCAGAAGATTGGTGTTATTGGTCACGATAAAGACCATAGTTCATTCTATCTAAACTCATTCCCTCAATGGGATTATATACCTATAGGTTCGTATCCAGAAAAAGGTAATATAATTGATGCAACACAGATTCGTCGCCTGTTGTATACACGTAATTATCATTTCATTAAGGGTGTAATTTCACCTAATGTGTATGAATGGATTGATAAAGAATTTATATACACAGATGAATATGATGGGTTGGTTGAAGAACATAACTTTGTTGAGAATTATAAAAAGGCATGGTCGGTTGCACCTTATCCACCTGTATTTGTAACGGTTGATTCTGTTGTGTATCAATCAGGTCATGTGTTACTCATACAGAGAGGCGGATTCCCCGGTAATGGTCAGTGGGCATTGCCGGGTGGATTTATCGGCCCACATGAAACATTAGAGTACGCGAGTATTCGTGAACTGCGTGAAGAAACCCGCGTTAAAGTTCCTGAAAAGGTTCTACAGGGTTCCATTGTTGCAAGTGAAGTATTCGATGACCCTAATCGGTCTACACGTGGTAGAACTATCACACACACATACCTGTACCAATTAGACGATTCTGAATCTCTACCAAGAGTTAAAGGTTCTGACGATGCTATGGCTGCTAAGTGGTTTTCACTGGCAGAAATAAATGACATGGCAACTGAAATGTATGAAGAACATTGGCACATTATCAAGCACATGTTAACTAAACTTAAACAACATTAATAGGGAGTCTATTATGAATAACAATATTATTTTAAACACAGATAGTTATAAAGTATCCATGTACGAACAGTATCCTGAAGGTACGGAATATATCTCATCCTACATTGAAGCACGTGGTGCGGATGACCCAGATTATCAGAGTGTATTATTTTTCGGCCTGCAAATTTTTATCAAGGAATACTTGACAAAACCTATTACCCGTAAAGAGTTATATGAAGCACGTGATATTTACGCAATGCACGGTGTACCATTTAACTTTGATGGTTGGATGTACATTGTGAATCAATGTGGTGGTAAGCTTCCAATTGAAATCAGTGCAATTCCTGAAGGTACACGCACACCACTAGGAACTGCACTGGTTCAAGTTCGTAACACTGATAAGAATGTTCCGTGGTTAACTACATGGGTTGAAACTGCACTACTACGTGCAATTTGGTATCCAACAACTGTTGCTACAAATAGTTGGACTATCAAACAATTCATGAAAATGTACTATGACATGGATGGTTCTAAAGATGGTCTGAATTTTAAACTACATGACTTCGGTTCACGTGGTGCAAGTTCAATGGAATCTTCAATGATTGGTGGCCTTGCACACATGGTTAACTTCATGGGCACTGATACAGTTTCTGCATTGGTTGCTGGTCGCAGATGGTATAATGAAAAGTGTGCTGGATTCTCTATTCCGGCTGCTGAACACAGCACTATCACAACATGGGGTGAAGAAAATGAAGTTGATGCATATCGAAATATGCTGAACAAGTTTGGTGGTAATGGTAAAATGTTAGCTGTTGTATCTGATAGCTATGATATTTACAATGCTGCTAGAAACCTTTGGGGTGATGAACTGAAACAGGAAGTTATTGATTCTGGTGCAATTGTAGTAATTCGTCCAGACTCAGGCAATCCAGAAACTGTACCAATTGAGATTATTAAAATCTTAATGGATAAATTCGGATACACTGAGAATGAACAAGGATTTAAAACACTACCGGGCAATGTGCGCGTCATTCAAGGTGATGGTATTAACCGTATGAGCATTAAAAATATCTTGCAAAATCTTCACAAGAGTAAAATGACGGTTGATAACCTAGCTTTCGGTATGGGTGGTGCGCTACTTCAAGGCTCAGATGTACAACCTATTAATCGTGACACATTGAAGTTTGCTATGAAGGTTAGTGCTATCTGTGTTAATGGTGAATGGCGTGATGTGTATAAGAATCCAGTAGGTGATTCAAGTAAAGCATCTAAGCGCGGTGTTCTTGATACAGTAACTGATGGGTTTGGGAATGTACTAACAGTACGTGTTGGTGAAATGCCAATTGGTTACAACTCAATGATGCCTACTGTTTATCGTGATGGTGAACTGTTGATTGAAGATGACTTTGCAACTATCCGAGAACGTGCTAACTATTCAGGATAATGTTTCTAAAAAGTCTTGACATAAACAGAGGGGTTGGTGTAAGCTGACCCTTTTATTTCTATACTAATTCTGTTAACGGGTTTACTGACAGAGATGGTAATAGAGTATCGGCTGTGACAAATAGTTATTACTTGTGTAATGAATGTTATAACCGAATAGCTCTTGTTTCTCTTAAGAAGTTTAATGAGTTAAAA